GTTGTTGACCTCGTTTGATTACCTTTTAACAATATAAGTAAATGATTTACTTGTCTATAGTCTGTGTTGAAATCGACACATAACAGATAACCAGTAGTACAAACGTACTCCCCTCGAAGATACCACAACTCATTCAATATATCTGTATCGGTTGATACATTATAAGGATATGAAGATACTTTGCGGGTAGTAGTACTAATGTATCACTACCTGGTAGTAGTAGTACAAATGTACCGCTACTTGGAAGTAGTAGTACTAATGTATCACTACCCCTCGATGGTATCTTTTGATACATATGGAATCTTTTGATAGTACATCAGTTCTAGTCCCATGTAGGTATCCATCGGGGGGAACCTTCCGTGGCGAGGGCGTTAAACGTTAACAGAAAATTATGTTAAAATTTAAAGAGACAACCTCAGTGCTTCCGCAAGGGCTCTATAACCAGTAGCAACATATATTTGACCTAAGACCACGGCTAAGGTGGCTATAGACCAGAATATGTAGTACCACATGGATTTAACTTGCTTTGGTTGGTGTGGGATGGTCATCCGTATAGGCGGTAATTGTAGTGTGTAAGAGTAGGTTTATATTGATATTCATTTATTCTCACTCTATTATAAATCTTCAACAATAATTCAGTGTTAATCATATGTTTGTGTTGGGATAGTCTTATCCCCGTAGAAGTTACCCACGTAGTACCACGTAATAGCAAGTACTGGGCCAAGTATTCTAAGGATTAGAAGAATAATAATTACTTTTTTTAATTTCATAGTAGATCGTGGAAGGCGGGAACACGATGTAGCAGAGAGGAGATTCCTATTACTGGAGTTTGTCTCCTCTCTTTTGACCGCTGTTTCCACACACGAGGAGCACCACTTCCCCGTGTATTATGAGGTGGTTAAGCTAAACCCAAGTAGGGACACGGGATTTGGTCTTACCTCGTGCTGCTTGTTTTTGCTCTTGAGACATACCGAAAACGAGATGATTAGCTTCAGCTTGAGGATCGTCTAACCACCCTTCTAGGTGATCTAACCATTCATCATTCTTACGTCTTTTTATTTCGTCTGTTGCGGAGAGGGCGAAAGCGTCGGTGAACCATTTAACGCCTTGGGCAAGGGCATCAATTCTGTCGTCATGTCTGACAGCCCCTTTTTCCCTGCACATTCTTGAGATTTGGTATCCAAGCATATACTGGAGTCTATTTTCAGCTGCCCTCTCAGCACCCGATTCATAATCCCACTTAATAATTGCGGGGTCAACAACCATCCTATGCTGATTAAAGACAGGCTCAAGGCTGTCAATAATCCGATCTTCTTTCCTGACATTAGCTCTAGTCTCCTCGATGTTAATTAGTGTCTTTGTTGTCTGACAGTGCTTGCGGAAAAGCTCCGAAACGATGCCATCACCAAAGTTAGATTCTATAAGTAAAGTTGAAGCTTTATATTTCCTACACAGCCGCAGTATGTTTAACAGGGTCTTATCACTATATCCGTCCTGAGAGGCGTAGATTTCATGCAGATACATGATTCCATTCAATTGTGAAATGAAGCATGCTACAGTCTCATCTGCACCCCTTCCAGAAGGGTCTACGCTGCAGATAGTCTCTTGGTAAGGTTGCCATTCACCTTGAGTCTGCATAGGAGAGTAATAATAATCCCCAGGGAGACCTACACAAGGTAGATCTTTAATCACCTTATCAGGACTAGAACACCATACTATGTTTTCTGGTCCGTGTGTTGGGTTGACTGGATGCACGATGAGATCGGCAAATTTGAGAGGAAACTTCTCCGCATCAGAAAGAGAAGTGTCCAACATAAATTGCAGCATAAAGTTACTGCGACCCATAGCAGACTCACGTTCGAGCAAGTCTTCTTCCAAAAACCTTGTGTCGGTAGGTCTCCAGGTAAGGTTGGGTTCTTCTTCCAGGTCATTTACTAATTGCGGGGCTAATAAACCATCATACATTGCTACCTTTCGGGGATACCGAGAAGGCCAGACAAAGGGTTTATAGTTTCTTTCTCTTAATTTATTATAGACAGTAAACGTGGTCTGAGGAGTTCCTAAGAACATAATCCTAGAATCTTTCTTAGGAGTAAGGATAGACTCACATTCAGTAACCAACTGTAGAAGTTTTTCACGTTGTAACTCCGTCATACTGTTATTTGGAACTTCTATATCATCTAATACCATCAAATCTGCTCTAGATCCAGTTAACTGACCAGTAATACCTACTGATTTAACACTGGGAGCTTGATGAGGAGCAGCTGGTCCTATATCAAAGGACACACGACTCCATCTTTGGTCATCACTCTTTGGTTTAAGAGGTGCTAACCACGGTACTTCTAGAATAAGACGTTGACAGAAGATAGAAAAGGAGTCTGCTCTATCCTTAGAGGCAGACACTACCATTATCTTCTTATTAACATCATTATATAACGTCCAAAGAACAAAAGCCGCAGTAATCCAAGATTTACCAACACCTCGAAAGGCTTGTATCTGTAATCTTTTTGGCCCATGTTGTAAATATTCTGCTATACAGAGCTGTGCTCTAGTAGGTTGTGGTAAAGCTAAGTGTGCCCAGACAGCTGTAAGGAAGAATCTAAAATCCCCCCTAAGCTGTTGTTCAATATTCATATCTATTTGGGTCTGGTTCTGTTGTCTTAGCCCGTTCCCTTAACTCTTCTATAGTAGGTGGAGTATAAGGTGTCTTGAATAGCTCAATCTCTGCGTTTCGTCTATTAACTAGACCTTCATTACGTCCATTTGAATCATGCACATAAAGCTTAAGGGCTTGAGTGATTCTTCGAGAGTTACCACTATTAAGAGCTCTGGTAATTATACCAAAGTTTTCCATATCACCATAGAAATTATTCCCAAGGTTATATCCAAAAGACATAATAGCTGCCTGTTGATTCGGGTTTAAACGTTGTATTGCGGGGATGTTTCTAAGAGTACCTTCTGTTTTAGAAGTATAATCATCCAGATATGAGCTTGCTGTCTCTTCATCAACAGGACCATCCTCCATAGTAACAGGTTTACCATCAGGATAGTAGGTAGAACCATAACCAATAGTAGCATGTCCTGAACTATCTAGATAAGGTATATGTAAGCCTTCTTTATTGAGTACAGAACCTTCACCTTCTTTCAGAAAGTTTCTAAGTGTCTCTTGGTCATATAATAAGGGTAAGGGTCCAGGATCTGCTATTGGTGTTTGTGTCATTGAATCCAGTTTAAAATAAGATTTTCTCTAAAACGGTCTGGTGGAAAAGTATCTCTAAACCACTTTAACCAGTGTTGACTTCCTTTGCTTTGATTACATTGTCTACAGGCAGGTACGCAATTGTTAGTACAGTTATGGCCTCCATTATATCTGGGACGCACATGGTCAATGGTAAGATCCTGTTCATCATGGGATTTACCACAGTAAATACATTCATAATTGTTTTTTTCCTTTATAGCTTTTCTCCAGAGTCGGTTTGCCTCGGATGAAGTCATAGCTAATAAATTGTAAGTGTAATAATTGTAAGTAGGAAATACTGGTGTCATTCTTGTTCTTCAGTAGAAGTGATTTGTGAATCATGGGAATTTCCCATACACGTTCCACCTTTCCAATCCATCCCTACTGCGGTTGGTGCAACACCATTTAACCATTTCTGAACAGAGAGGAAAGCTCCTCCTTCTGGTCCAGCTTTAGCAGAGTGCTCAGTTTCAGTAGTTATTCGGACTACCATATAATGAGCTACAGACAAATTGCAGTTAGGTTTCGGCATATTGGCATACCACATAGGTAATGTGATCTTACCGTTTGAAGAAAATTCTATACCTTTTAATGCCACTTCATATGAATCCACATTAGGGTGGGTATGAGGTGGTATATATACATCAGGTTTTACTGTTACAAGTTCAACTTGATACGGTTCATGTCTATAAATACATAATGATGTTAATCCATCTACAAAATGGATAGATTGCTTTAAGGGTGTGAAAATCTCCTGTCCAGCATCAAGATACCATTGTAAGAAATCGGATAAATCATCATCATAGGTTGCGCCAGTGTGGTCTGTAAATGCGGTCATTTTTTGCCTCGATTACGTGCTCGATTTTTAGATGCGTTCTCACGTACTAACTTACCTCGTTTAGTGTGAGAGAAGTCTTTACCTCCTTTACCATATGCTCCAGCTTTACGCCTAGCACGGTTTAATTCAGCTCGGTACTTCTTGTTGATCTTGAGCTTATTCCTAGCTCGTTGTGCAGCGTTTTTCTTTGCACGAGACTTAGGATTCTTACGATAATTTCTGGCACTTTTCTTTATTTTAGATAAAGGTAGTTTCTTAGGAGCCATTATCGGATAATTGCTTTTTGTACTGCTTCAAAATCAACATTAGGCATGATATCAGCCAACCTACCAAGAGGTGATTCATCAAAGGCAACACCTGTGATGTCGTTCTTGGCAAGCCAGTCTGCTGCTGCTTTAAGATCGGCAGTAGTAGCATCACCCGCTTTGATTCTTTCTAAAAATTCTGTAGTGACTAACTTGTGCAGTTCATTTAATTCATTTTCCCCTGCACGTCTGGGTATAACTTTTACATTTTCCATATCTTAAAGCATAAGGTTAATTTTTAGGGAACAATTGAGCTTCTAACAA